AAGATAACCAAAAGCATCAAACGCATGATCCACACCCAAGTTCTTATTAGGTAAACCAGTATTAGGTGCATAAGTTAAAGTCCTTAAGGCTTTTATCAATTCTTTACAACGAGGATGTATTAACGTCCTCCTATCGCCATTAGCGTCAAACAAGGCAGTATTGACAGCAGTAATCTTATCTCTGATCTTCCAGGGGCTTCTGGGACTCATAACAGTAAATCCACTGCGTCTTAGGATCGTATGATCTGTTACACCCACTCCACTGGTCTTTCTTGCACTTCCAGTAGGGTCTGGACAAGCAATAATTCTACGATCAACTCCATATCTTCTCGTAACCTCTTCTGCAAAATCCCATGTGGTAGCACCTCCTGTAAGCATAATTTCATCAAAAACATATAAAGTATCGTTATGTTTAACAGCACAGATTCCAGCCATAGGATCAACGTTAAAATCCAAACCAATTAACAAAGGAAGCATATGTAAATCCTGTACTTCCTTATCAATATTCTCATCAGCAAAACTAACAGCAACCAATCCTGTTAAATTCTCAAAACTAGCCTCAAATTCCTGTCTAAACGTTCTCGCATCTAATTGCGACCTAGCTGCTTCAACCTCCTCTTTCGCTACATTACCCCCCTCTATCGTAGTAAAACTCCATCTTCCCCAATCGTCCCATTCCTTTTCTCCGCAATAACACCACATATCATAAAACCAACTGGCAGTTCCATCAGGTGTTGATATAAAAAGTGCCCAACCCTGTTTATCAGCCAACGCAGGTCTTATAACTTCAGCCCAAACGTCACGATCCATAAATGCTGCCTCATCCAATACAACACCAGCAAGACTTCTACCTCTCAATGCCATAGCATTTTCAGTACCCTTCAACTCAATAGTTGATCCATTAATCAATTCCAGCCTTAAATCAGTTTCATTCTTGCTTTGAATCCATACTTTCGGGGTCAACCTCTTCAATTCCTTCCATGCAATATCTTTTGCCATCCTATAAGTAGGAGCACAATAGAAATAAACCTCCCCAGGACGATTTATAGCTCCTCTTAATAGTTCTATACAAGAAAGATAGCTTTTACCAAATCTTCTTCCAGCTACCAGCACCCTAAATCTTTTTTTTGAATTAAATACCTCACCCTGGGCATACCTCAAACTTATCTCACTCTTCTTTTTTTCACTTACAGCCATAAATTTAACAAAAAATACAACTCATACCCCCTATTTATAGCCTATTTACATACTTTTAAGTTATCATTCAACTAAATACACCCAAAAATCCCGTGGTTTCATCTACATTTCCTGCCGATCAACCATTAGATAATAATCCTCCTAAACGTAAATTTAAATTTGTTGCTCGTTCTTCCGCACAAAACGTGCAACTTCGCTCACAACGTCTATACTCTCGTCAGCTAGAAGGTAAAACAACCAGAGCCCTCGTACTAGAACATTCAAAAATAGAAGGCATCTCTGAAGTAACAGCCTGGCAAGACTGGAAAAAAGTTAAACAATGGAACAAGGAAGATTGGGAAAAAGATAGAGAAACTCTTCTACCTCGCCTACAAGCAATGCGTATCCGACTCTTCAACAAAGCTGTCAAAAAAGGTCAACTCCAAACCGCAGCTCAAATACTCGACTCTCTCGGCAAAGTAATTGGCGAATCCGTAGAAACAGTAAACATTCAAGCTCCTGAATTATCTATAAAAGTTGAACCAAAAAATTAATCAGAATATATTTAAGTTGCCCACGCCACACAAAAATAAAAAATAATTTGCAACACCACCCCGTAGGTAGAGTTACAAATTTGATTAGTTTCTGGGGCTAGATTCCTCCAGGATAAATTTTTACCTGGATGATTTTTAAGGAATCTTTAAAACCTTATTGAAAGGCTTTAAGGATTCGTTAAGTGTTAGTTAAAGAGTTCACCATCACACCATTCGAAAAGTACTTTTTCTATTGGGTTTATAGATTCATTAGTAAAAATACTTCTATCAAGACCTACAAGATAAGTCTTATCTTTTAAAATCTCTAAGTATCCGCCTTCTTTGTAAAGTCTTACAGTTTTAGTTTCTTCCGTAAGTCCTTCAACGTAAATACCATGAGCTGCTAATTGGTCGTAGTTCTCTTTAATGTTCTCCAACTCTTTGTAGTTAGATTTCCATTGATCGAATGTGATCATTGTAAGATTTGTTTTAACTGTATTCAATATAGCATATTTATGTTACTATTGTGTTATATTTACGATTCTTAATAATGATATACAAATATGATTTATATCTGTTAATATTCTAGTAAGTTTATTATTTTTCTATTGCCTTTAAATTATCCTGTAGTAGGTAACAACAAAAAAGGATATAACAATATCTCAGACAAAAGTTGCAAAGCTATTACAAACGATTTAAACGATATTGGAGACAATAAACCTTAACACAAACAAATTACTCAAAAATCAAAACTCAAAACTCATGGAATACAATTCTATTAACACTCAATGGTACAAAGCCGACGAGGGAGACAAATGTGAAGTAGATTTAACTTCAGGTTATGTCACATTAAAAGATAAGAACTTTAATACAAAAGGTTTAAGAATGGATAGAGATCTATTAATTAGTTCAATCATTGAAGCATTAAGCGAACTACAAAGCTTAAAAGATTATGAGACAAGTGAACAAAAATATAATTTATCAATATTAGAATGTTTTCAGGAGAAGATAGAATTATTTATAAAAACAAGTAAAGAGAATCAAGCTAAGTGGGGAAAATAACAAATGAAATTCTATTTAATATTTATTATTTTTGTAACCTTCATACTTTCATCAATTGGTAATGATGACCCGATAAAATATGGTAACCAATACAAAAAAAGTAACCAGACAATAGAAACAATAATAAATCAAATCTAAAAAAATATTTTATAGGTAGTTTTTAAGACTGCCTATAAATTTTTAAATTAAAAATCAAATTTTATTAAAAAAATGAAAACTAAAAAACAAAAATATATTGACTTTATAAATAAGTCAGAATCAATTCAAAACTGGTTAAAAGATGCACCAAGTCAATTATTGGATTATGACGTAGAGCAAGATATAAAAGATGGATTATTAAGAATTAGAGTGTTATTAAAAAATCAATATTTATTTGATAATTGATTAATTCTTATTTAGAAGTTATAAAAAACTTCTAAGTAAAAATTAATTTAAATAATTTATTTAGATTAATTTAAAAAAAAAACTAAAATCTTACTTAAAAAATTTATCATGTCAGCACATTTAACCGATCAAGACTGTATCAATGCACTAGCAACATTTTGGTATGAATACCACAAAACGCCAGGCAATGAAAGTCCACAAAATGCACTAGAGAGAGCTTTTTTAATTGCTAAAGAAGAAGTTTCAATTAAAAAAGATTATTTTGAGAATCAAAACGAGTTAAGATATAGAGCTATTAGATTAATTGAAGCTCAAAAGGATGTATATAAAGGGCTTGCAAGTTGTAGAGTTATATATGATATTTTACTCAATGAGAATATAAGAAGTTTACAGGCTCTATACCCTGACGATATAAAAGAGCCTTTAGAAAATAGAATGTGGTTTAATGAATATGATTTTAAGAAATCCACGACAGTGGTTAAGTGGGTATCTGATAGAGATCCAAAAGGGCTTTTGATGTTATGGCAGATGTTAAAAGGCTGGGAATATCAAAGCTGCGAGCATTTTGAATATATTAATTCAGTAGCATATCAAATCAAACAACAAATACAAGACGGGATATTAAATACACTTAAAAAGAAATTCTGCGTTAATGATAAAGACAATGTCTGGACTTCCTGGACTGATCCACAACTTGACAGTCACATTGTATGTATAAGTGATATGTTTGCATAAATTAACTTATAAAAAGTTATGAAAAAAGACAGTATTTTAAATCAACATAAGGTTAAAGGTTATTTAATTAAAAGTAAATACTTAGCTAGTACAAATAAATTTAAGGCGAGAGCTAAGGTTTATTTAAAAAGAGATAATAATACAACTTGGTCTAAAACTATTGAATGGGATAGTGACTTAGATGCAGTGGATAATTATTATCTAGCGTGTATTGGATTAATAAGAGAATGGCCATTTAATGAACATAATAAAGATATGGAAGTATTGGCAATAGGTTATGAGAATAATAATTATTATTTTATAGTTCAAAGTAGAGTCTTTTAATTAAGACTCTTTTTTTTATGTTTTATTAACAAATAACCTTTAAGTTTACTAATTATATGATATAATTCTAATAGTTTATACTTCAAATCTTAATCATGAAACAGTTAAAGCCTATTAAAGGCCAAAAATCAAAACTAACAAATGAATCCATTAAAAGGTTAAGAGTCTTCAAATTAGATGATTCAGAATTAAATCATCTATTAAATTCTTTAATCTTCACAAGAGATCATTATCAAAGTTTCAAGAATGAGAGTAATGAATCAATAGATGAAAGTTTATTTGATTCAATGATTAAAGAAGTTGTAGGCACTTATAAAGAGAATTATTAATTATGACATTATTTCAAGCAATTATTGATGATGAAAGAATGATTCCAA